CACCCACGGAGTATTTGCTATTGACTTTAAGGGGAATAGGACCTTAATCAGTGATTATAGTTACGTGGTGACTATGTTGGATTTGAACACTTTATATGAATTTGCAATTAAAGATGTCAAAGCAAGACCAGGGATCATTGATCGCACCTTCAACCTCAAAACAAGCTCAGCCGAGGGGTATACCGTCGAAGGGTGGACGGGTAAAAGTCGTTCACAACAAGAACAATTACTCCAGAGCTGGCGACTTGAAGCAGCAAATCAGGCAGTTGCAGAGGGAGTTGGCCAAGGTAAATACGGCAGGCCCGCACGTAAAGGTGGGAAACCATCGCGTGCAAGGCGCACGATCAACCGTGGCAAACAACTCTGGGAAACTAAAGGTGAGGAAAGTTTCGAATACAAAAACTACCTCAAGCAACATGCCGAACTTGCTGATTCCATCCGCGCCGCCATTAGAGGTGAAGGAGCCTGTCTCACAACAGGCCGGGAAAGTGGCAATGCCACCAGTACGCCCGAAGTCGGAACATCGACAAGTGGGGCCGATACAATCAGCATTGTATCGGGGTCGCAGACCAAAAGTGCCGTACGCAACTCATGGCTCCCAACAACCAATAGTTGGAAGCGTTGCTACCACTGCAACAGCAGAGTCATCCAGTCATGTGGGGATGTCATCTATTGTTACCGATGCTACGGGGAGGCGAGAGTTGTCTCCACGGATGCATAGACATGTGTGTAGATGGTGTAATAAACCATACGCACATGTCCACCGACACTATAAGTTGGACCACGACCAACATGTCGGGGACTGTCCATATAAGGAGTGCCAGAACCACAATCCTAAAAAGGTTGCGGAGAATTTTGGTGAGCCATTGGAAGAAACAGGCCTCGATTTGTTGGCTGGGGTTGCAGCAAAGGCTAAGCCAATACGATTTTTAGCCCCTCATAGTACAGGTGTAACGGAAACAAGAGATGACGACCCTGAAGTGACAAAGCCGGTTAAGACTGCTCGAGCTGAAAAGATTGAGACTATGAAGAACCGAGGTGATTTTGGGCAGAGGGTCCGAAGACCGCAACGTGTTGCGCCACATTACGCTGACTGTGATCTGGTACACCTGTTGAGGCTAGAGTATGCGTTTAAACCTAGAACAGCAAGTATGTTGTCCCAAATGGCCGCCAAGGCAAAAATGTATCTAACCAAGTATGATTGCACTGAGCTGAGTGCTAAAGAACAGTACAATTTAATCATATCTGCGGTTAGTGCGGCAATGGAGATTAGTCCTTTAGAAGAACAGGTAAGGCAATCTCTTAGGAACTCAGAGGGCAACATGGCACGACACAAACAGGCTAGGATGATCAGGGAGGGAATACTTGGTAATAAGTTATTCGGCGCTCCTGATAAACTTCCTAGTAATAAATAGGAGTTCCGCAGCGTCCCGGCAGTCTGTATGGGTGACTACAATAAATTACCTTATAAGTTACTACCAGGCTGTCGCAACAGGGTGGGCGCGGGTGATTGTCAAAGCACTAGGCAATCATTCAAGTTGTATGATTATTCACAGGAAGAGTTGAATAATGATATCGTTTGGACGCACAAGAATTGCGTTTGTAATGAAAAGTGTGCACTCAATTATAGGCACCAGGCAGATGATAAACTACCACCTGGTGACTGTAGCCCAGTGGGTGACTGGTTGATAAGTAAGGCTAAACTTGTTAATTCTGATCCTTTGGTAAAGAATTCCAAGAGCCGTGTTGTTGATCATTACACCTGCGGTAAATGGAGGGAATATTTGCGTGCACAAGAGTCATTACTAACGGAGCCCTTGGAGCCGTATGATGCGAAAGTCCGGATGTTTTTGAAGGATGATAAATATCATACTAATCGGTTCAAACCCCCTAGGTGCATACAATATCGTAATAAGCGGTATGGTATATGTTTAGCACAGTACTTGCAACCCATTGAGAAAGAGGTTTATCAATGGTTGGACAGGTATGATACCCCGATAGTGGCCAAAGCTAGAAACTTGACACAACGTGCCGGGGATTTGAGAAAGAAATGGGAGTCTTTTAGAGATCCAGTTGCCGTGTTGATAGATGCGTCAAATTTTGATGCACACTGTTCGGTTGAATTACTGAAACAGGAACATCGGTTATATCAACATTATTTCCCAGGGGACAAGTTTTTACGTACCCTGTTAAAATGGCAATTGGTTTCTAAGGGTGGCACCCGCAACGGCACGAAGTTTGTCACAGTTGGGACCAGATTTTCGGGAGATCAAAATACAGGGTTGGGTAATAGTACCATTAATATTGGTATGCTCAATGTCACATTAAAGCGGAGCAACGTTAAAGGAGCGATCTATGTGGATGGAGATGATTCAGTGTTAATTATTGAACGTCAAGATCTACAGGCGTTGGACCTCGCATTTTTCGCACAGTGTGGCATGAGAGTCAAGGTTGAGTATGCTTATGAATTTGAGCATGTTGAATTTTGTCAAACCAGACCTGTTTTTGATGGGGTGGCATGGCGCATGGTTAGAAATCCGCGTCGTGTATTGAGTCGAACTCCTTGGGTTGTCAAACGTAATCATTTGAATGTGGTCGATCGGTACCTTAAGAGTTTGGGAATGTGTGAATTGGCGTTATCTGCGGGTATGCCAGTAACACAAGCCTTGGCTCTTAAGCTTATTAATCGAGGTAGTGGTAAGTACATGGTCACTGAATTACATCATCAGGCCATGAAAGAATACATGCAACCAACACATGCTAAGGCACGACCAATACTTGAAGTATGTCGTGAGTCATATGCTAAGGCATGGGACATATCCTTGGGGGAACAGTTTGAGCTTGAGGCCGGTGTACTCGTTAATCCAACCTCGCCTGTAGAGACAATCTATGAGCAGTGGGGTGGAGAACGGCCGAGTTTCGGAAACGTGGTTTCAAAATGACGAAGCGAACAAAGAAACGTCAACGCAAACAAGGGAATAAAGCTGCCACAGCTGCGTCGCAAGGACCAACAAGGGCATTAGTTCCAAAGGGAATCAAGCAACAACGCTTGTATAGAGGGCCAAAGGGTAAGATTAACTTCATGCACCCACGAATAACACCTAATGGGTTGGCCTTCCTCAAGTGTGCGTTTGCAGCACCTGATTTCTCAGTGGACCCTGGTAAGGGTATACCTGACCAATTCCATGGGCGAACATTGTCAATTAAGGATTGTTTTACAACCTCATTGACGTTCACCCCTGGAGAGGACACGTATATCTTAGTCGCACCAGTGCCAGGTTATGCTTACTTTATTGGTAATAGCGCTACTGTTGGTGGAGCACCTCCATCACAATGGGTCGGTGTGCCATTTCCAACGTTTGAAACTAATTTCGGAACAGGTACGGATACTCAAAACAAGTTCTCAAAATTTAGATATGCCTCAGCCGCTGCAGGGTTATATCCAACGTCAAACTTTATGCAATTCTCAGGATCCTTGCAAGTTTGGAGGATTGATCTTAATTTAGCGGAAAACCTACGAGATGCTCTCATTGGAACGGGATCCCCCAATCCAGCAGAGCAGTTCGTTCAGAAGAGAATCCAGGGTTTACAGGGTGTCACAACTTTGGTGCCTAGGGATAATTATTCTGAGTCCTTTATTAAGGGAGGGTATACATTCGCTTTTGATAAGACACAAGACTTCGAATGGCAGGACTTTGTGTCCGGAACAGATTTCCTGGAGTCTAATGCAGCTGGGTCGAACCGTCTTACATATGACGGTTCACATAGACTCACGGGTTTAGGTAATACTAATACGTTGGTTTATAAGGTTTCTACACCAGCAGGAGCAGTGAACACAGCACTATTTCGTGTGTGGAATTGTATCGAGTTACAACCAGATACTAATTCCGGTCTATTCCAGTTCTCAGGGGTTTCTCCAGAGTACGACCCAATCGCAATGGAAATGTATCACAACATGAAAATGCGGTTTCCGGTTGCCGTACCCTGTGTTGAAAACGCTAAGTTCTGGGAGAATGTGCTACGTATGATACGCACCATATCTCAGGCAGGTTCTTTTCTACCTGGACCAGCCGGCGTTATATCCGGTGGCATCTCTACTATCGCGGAAGCTATTGGAGGATTGGTGTTATAGTGCAGTAAGCGTGGTGGCGAGGTGGTTGCCGTAGTAGGCGAGACTGAGAAGTCTCACTCCCAACCACTGAGTCGTGATCCAACCTAAAACCCAGAACCAATTATGGGGCTGGGGGCTTGTACAATACGTCTGTACAAGGGGGTGGTTGGTGTTTTCTTAATTGAGTCAGGCCCTGTG